AACAACCTATCACAACACGAGATAAGCTGACTTGCTCTTCATGTGCGAGAAAGCCAAGGTCTAACTATAAGTTCTGCCCTACCGGCGGGACTTATCTAGAATAAATCTGAGAACAAATATGTAGAAAGTGTATAGCGCGGGTCACTTCTTGCAACGGCAAAGACAGATGTAGCTCTTTACCGGAAGTGGCCCGCTTTCTTCTCAATTTAGTGAGAACAAAAAACAAAACTGTTTTCATTTAAAGGATTTAAATGCGATGGAAAAAACCATAGAAACAATAGAGATTAATGTTTCAGAAACCTATGCTGAGCATTGTGTAGAAGATGCATTCAATGCAAAAATTTCTAAAATTCGAAGACCTCAAGGTGAGGTTCATGTCTATGAGGTTACGGATGAAGGAAAAAGAAAGCTTCTTCACAAAAACAATCTAGTCCTTTATCAAGGGCGTGAGGTTATGGCTCAGCGAATAGTTAATACTGAGAACCCAAACGTAGACTCAACAGCAAATGAATTCATTGCTTGGTTTGGTATCGGTGAAGGCGGTGTCGATCCCGCCGACCCATTTACACCCGTAGCACCTATTCTAACCGACACCGATCTATACAATGAATATCCATTTAATGCTACTGAATCTACATATGGCGATTTCAGATCAGGCAGTTACTACAAGTCTCCATTTGATTCTGTGGAATTTGAGCAAGACTCATTGAATGATGATAAATGGTTAGTATTGAAAATTACAACAACATTAGGAATTGATGATGGCAATGGTGGTCAGCTAAGTGAGGCTGGTCTATTTACAGCAAGTTCAACCAATGGAGGTTGGGCTGGTCCGTTCCATCTATTTGCAAGAGTTACTTTTCCATCGATAGTTAAGACAACCGCAAGACGTATTATTTTTGTATGGTACTTGTATGTATAATTAAGAAAGGAGGGATTTTTAGAAACAACCTGGAGAGAAAGGAAATTTGAAGCTATAGAGTTGAGTGATATGTAGAAAATACGTAATAATTCAGGAGGAAAACAACTATGGCAAATGTTTCTCCGGGTGTTTTTTCGAAGATCATTGATCTTTCGACATTTGTGCAAGCCGTACCATCGACAATTGGTATGATGTGCGCAATCACCCCAAAAGGCGAAGACAATGTGCTGAAATTCATCGGTGGAAGATCAGAGTTTATTTCAGAATTCGGTGAACCAAATATTGCAACATACGGAAAAAATTATGGTCAAGCTCCTTACATAGCATACAATTACCTTGGTGAGTCTGGGTCTTTCTATTTCATGAGAGTTATGCCAGATGATGCCGCATATTCAAACATACGTATTGATGCTCTTTTTGCAGCAGCAGATAATACAGCAACGATTCAAGTTACATATGTTGACAGCTTAAATACAACAGCTGAAATAAAAACTAATCTTGCCCAATCAGGTACTACCTACCCTGTAGCATTCTTATACCCAATCGGTCGTGGTGAATATTACAATGCCATTGGTGTACGTTTTACGGAATCTGCAAACCCACTTTCAGATGGTGTCTATACGATGGACATCTACGAGAAGCAATCAGATGGCGATGATGTTATCATCGAATCATTTGAAGTTTCTTTTGATCCAAACGCTGTGGATTCAGCTGGAAGCAGCATTTGGATTGTGGATGTTCTAAATACCTTTTCAGCATTTATGAGAGCTGAAATGATGATCAGCGATGAAGTTTGGTCTGCTGGTTATGATCTGATGATCAAGACGTGGGATAAAGAAATTGGTGATGTGACTGTTGTTAAAACAGCTGGTTCAGCAACCATCAGAGATATTAAACAAGACTTCTCTGATTGGGAAACAGACCCAGAGACAGGCAATGCAACCTATATTGTTCAGGCAAAAGACGCAAAAGGCAATACAATTTGGGGCTGGTTAGGAGCCGCTTCAAATGATGATGACACATGTAATGTGTTTCCAGATAAAAACCTGACAGGCGGAACACAAGGTTGGAATGGAGATGTATCAGACTTTGATACAGCTTCAACAATTACTTATGTTATCAGACAAGCTAAAGGTAATGTAGCAGATGCTTTTACATCTTCAACACCTGTACCAATGAAGAAAGGTTCTGAAGGTTCATTATTGACAGCTACAGGTACTCTTGATACAAATGAAGCAACCACACTTCTTAATCAAGGTTATACTGGTATTATCGATGATTCAGTTCTAGACACTGAGAATGTTTATTTCTCAATGGTATTTGATGGTGGATATCCTTCAGATGTCAAAACTGCTATCAGCACACTATGTCAGACAAGACGAGACTGTGTTGGTCTGTTAGATAACGGTGACAATGCTACATTTAATGCAGCTATTGCATCACGTAATAACACCAATACATTTAACACTTACTTCTTGGCACTATACGAAGAGTATAATAAAGTATTTGACTCATTCACAGGTCAAGATATTTGGGTGTCTCCAATCTATCATATGTCTTACTTGGCTCCAAGAAATGACAATGTTGCACAACTATGGTATGCAATTGCTGGTTTTAACAGAGCCGCAATCGACACAATTAAAGAGCTGAGATACAATCCAAGACAAGGTCAAAGAGATCAGATGTACTTGAAACAGTTGAACCCAATTGTTAAGTTTAACCCAGGATATGTTGTTTGGGGTCAGCTGACAACTCAAGCAAAAGCGAGTGCTCTTCAAGACCTAAATATTGTTCGTCTAGTTCTGTACATTAAACGAGCGTTTGAACAGTTCGCAAGATTTTATATCTTCGAACAAAATGATCAAATTACTTGGAATGAAGTGTCTGGTGCATTTGTTGAATTTCTAGAAGTTATTAAGAAACAGAGAGGTCTGGATAGCTACTCTGTTTCTGCAAGCGCAACTGATTATGAAAGAAAGACGAAGAAATTTCACGTTGATGTTCTTCTTCAACCAACCAGAACAGTTGAGCAAATTCTTCTTAACTTCTTTATTCAATAATATTAGACAAAAAAACAGCTGGTCAGTGATTTTGACCAGCTGTTTTTCCGCCGTTATTTCTTTCTCCAGTCCTCAAGTGCAACAACCCGCTCAACATATTTGTGTATTTCTTTGATATTCACCAAAGGAAATAGATTAATGAACACAAATGATTTGGCATAGCGATTGTTCCTCAGGGTTGATAAAGCTTTATGTCTTTCTGTTTGAATGATTGATTCTTGTGCTGTTGTTACTTCGTGAACTGATAGCGCTTTTTCTACAATTTGTTCATAGTATGTATTAATAGCCGCACCAAACATTTTCATGTCAATAACAAGACCAAGGTCTTTCAATATTTTGATGAATTGTTGAATGGAATCTTCATTTATTCTTGTTGTGTCAGTACTGAAAATTGGTGAGTTACATATACCCATAGAAATTGCTGTTATATTTTCTGGGTTTGCGCCTTCATATCTGAAGTACCCAGCCTGTTCTGCTGGTGACATGTATAGCGTAATATCAAAGTCTGGTGGTACTGCAATAAATGTAACAAATACATGTGCTAACCTCTCTTGCATATAATCAAACATATTTACCTCAATGTTGGCTTATTTGAATAAAAGAAACATTTCTGAATGTGCCATCATGCTCTAATCTTCCTTCGAGCTGACCATTCTCGTCCCCGTAATTGAATTGATACAAAAACTTGCCAGCATTGTGTTTTATAAACCTTTCTGCAACTTTCTTTGCAGCTCTTAGGTTTGCACGTTGCTGTAACTTTTTTGCTTTCTGATAAAGGTCTGGGTATTTGCTCCACAGATCGTATTTGTTAACACCATGCTCTTCAGCAATTTTTTCTTCGTATAGATCATATCTTGGTTGACCGGTGAAGCTTCCGTGTTGTATTTGTTCGGTTAACATTTTTAACATTGAAATTGAATCTGGGTTTATTATATATGGGTTCTGATGTGCGCAATCAGAATAAACTCTCTCCAATCGTTCTGAATCAATATTCAAGATGTTCAAATCTTTCAGCGCTGAAATAGGTGCTGAAAAAGCAACAAGAAACGAGCTTGAAGATGAGTTTGTAACAAAGTCAATTTTTATTTTCATAACTCTCGACCGAATACATCTATACCAATCATTCCAACACCGTCATCGCATTCTATGATTGTGTCGATTGGTGGTAGGGGTGATAAGCAGGGAAATTCTTCGAGTTGGTGAAATTTAAATTCTTGTTTCTTCCTATCAGTGGTGGGTTCAGGTTCCGTCATTAGCGGTATCTCCCTTCTTTGAGGTATAGTTGTCAGCTCCCCATCCCGTACCTTTCAGATGGAAAGCTGACAGTGATATCAATTTATTTGTGGGACCATTGCACTGAGGGCATCTTGGAAATTTGGCTGGGTCAAGTGAATGATCGCACAGTTTTTCAAATTCATATTTACAGAGTTTGCATTTAAATTCGTAGATTGGCATAACTACTCCTACAGACCAAGAGGGCAACAGTTTCTTTTTCTGAACAGAATCTTACGAAATATTTTAAAATCTTGTGCTTCTGTCCACACCTCTTGAATTGATTTTTCTTGTATTGATTCACCAACAGCTTTATGTGCAAAGCTACATGGCATTAGCCGCATGTCGGGAGAAATATAAGCACTCATTCTACCACCTTCGCAAGTATCAGTTGTTAACTGTTGAGCTTCTGTTATATCGTGTGTAATGAGATTAACTAGACAAGAGTCCATGCCGATCTTGAATGGTCGTGGATATTTCTCAGACACAACTTCTGCAAAGTGTTTGACTTGCTTTTTCTCTGGTATGAATTGAGTAAAATTCTTTGCTCTACCTTGCGGTTTGAACAATAGAAAAATGATACCATTAATTGCTTCAATATCAAAAGGCGGTCGATTGACACCATTTACATTTCTCCAAGGGTTATGCCCATAAGCGAGTTTTATAACATCGCCATAACTACCCCTTGTGAATACGTAATGAATATTTACTTTTCGCACACCGACTTTTTTAAAGCGGTTGATTGCGCGATAAGTATATGGTTGTTGATAATCGCTTACTGCTACAGCACCACAGAGTCTTGAGACCTCTGCTTGTCTATTGGTCAATCCCCGACCACTTGTGGTATAGTTTGGAATCACGTTGTGTTCTCTACAGTATTCAATTATATGTTCGAAATTTTCATGATGGTTTGGGTCTCCCCTACCACCAAGTGCAACCTGATTGACACTCCCCTCAACTTCATCAATTATCTTTTTAAAATTATTAAGTGTCATGTTGGGTTGACTTTTAGAGCCTTGATAACAAATTGCACATTTGTTTTTACAATGCCCCATGATGCCAATATCAAGCAGTGTTGGCATATCAAGCATGAAGGGGTCCGGGTTTCCATTTATACCCTCTAGAACTTCAAGGCCCGAATTACGATTGAACAGCACTCGATATCGATCTGTCTTTATCTCTTTGGTAAATGTCAATCTCAATCGAGTGCCATTAAAGTTCACGATTCTGCGAAATGATGTCATCGTTTACCCCGGAATCGCATTGATTGCGCAGACGAGCGTATATACGATAAAGAATACTACTGAAAGAACACCGCTTGCGCATTTCCACTCACCAGAGTCCCATTCATATGCGGATTTGTATTCGATCATTTTTTCTTCACCTTTCATATATACGTGTTTAACGGGGAAGTGAAATTTTCGAACATAGATGCCCAAAAAGATTGTAAGTAAAACCCAACTACCAGTGCAAATGGCGAATTGAATAATATCAGCACCGAGAAGCTTATAAATAATAAGAACGGTTACCAGAATGCCAACTTCTGTTTTAATAAACTCATTAACTTCAACAGATAGCGATCTTGCAATGTTCTTGAGTGTGTTGGCAAACGCTTCCCCAAGCTGATTCCAATCAGTCACCTCTTTCGTTATCGTTGTAACTGATTGTTGTTTCATCTGAGAGATGTGGTTGATGAGACTTTGTTTGGTTTGAGAACTCAAGTTTGGGTCGGTCAAGATTTCTTCAACGGTCATTGTTGATAAATCTTTTCCCTCAGAAGCCGAAGACGCCGTGCTTGCCCCGACGAACATTACGATCAACATTAGAACTGCTAGTACCTGTTTCATCATTCGTTCCTTTCAGAAAGTTTTCGCATATAGATATGCAAAGATTGTTAATCTGTTTATGTTTCGGTTTTTCTGGTAATACGCTGGTTTCAACTTTCTTCTTTGTTTCATTTTCGAACCATTCAAATCGTTCCATCAACTCATCATATGAGTATTTTCCGTCTCTAATTTTTAACAGTTCTTTAGCATTTGGTCTTGGTAAAGTGATGTGCCCAGTTTCAAGAAGTTCAAAACATTCTTCAGTTAATCTATATAGGTGCATACCATGCTTTGTATCATAGCCAAATTTGGCTTCTAAAGCTGCACGAGCGGGGTTTCTTGTTTTAACCCAGTGTTGGTATTGCTTCCAATGCTGAAGAGCTGATTTATATCCTCTCTCACGCGTATAGACCTCAATGAAGTTCTCTGACACATCATGAATTGGTTTGAGAAGTCGAAGATGCTCTGGTTCAACATTTCGAATGTTACTCAACAGAGCTTTGTAATTGTGTGTTTCTTCTAGCTCTAACAGTTCATCTTTTAGATGATTATATTTACTGATTTGCTCTAGATAATCAGCTAATAAGCTATTGAATGCACCCATCTGATCGCCAGAGATCATTTTGCGTTCTTCAGGCAAACCAAAATCTTTGCGTTCTGGTTTTTTCTTGGGTGGATTTAGAAGCCATGCCCGATGGGTTTTGATGCGTTTGATTTGTGCAATAGCATACCCCATAAATGATCTTCTGCATTGTCTAGAAAGAAACAGATTTCTATTTTCGACAACGGTTTGCCATTCAGGAGTATTGATTTGAAGCTTTTCAGGTGGGACAAAAAGATATTCAATTACTGTAGGGTTTTGACTTATTGCCAACTTCATAAATTCTCGAATTTCTTTATATTCAATGTCGTTTTGTTTGTCTTGATAGTTTCTAGTTGTTGATAAGAACCCATAAAAATATTCTTTGGTCGGTATGAACACACCCCTCAGATCAACGTCTGATTCGGGTGTGCTCGTACCGTAAAGATGGCTACCGGCGAGAAACTCGCAGATAATTTTGAAGCCTTTTGGAAGTTCGATGCTCATAGATACTCAGGCTCCTTCTCTGATTTATTTTTGTCTGGCGCGATGGATTTTTCTTCTGATTCATGTTTGAGTTCTTCTTTCGCCTCTTCTTTTTCGGTTTCTTTTTTTCCGGTCCATTTCTCCATTATATCTTTACCATCTTTCTTTGCTTGCTCAAAAGCTTCTTTCGCTTCTTTGATAGTATCTTTAAATTCTTCCTTGACATCTGCCATTTCATCTTTGACATCTTTTACTTCTTCGGCAACTTCCGTTTTGATTCTAGTCTCATCCTTATCATCATCACTACAGAGACCAAATCCACCTGTGGTAATGGCTATAAGTAAGAGCCACCCCCAAGGAAAGTCGCTTTCACCTTTTTCATTGAGAAACCAACTCATCAAATTTCTCCTTTGCCAATTTTAATAGGGTTTCTGTATTGTTTAGTTCCGGCTCATCAACCGCAACTTCCAATAAATATTTCATCAGCTTACCAATCATCGGTCCTGGCTTGATTTCTAGAGTATTCATTAGATCGTGCCCATTTACCTCTAAGTCTTTGAACTTATTTGGTGTTCGAATATCAAATGCATTTCTGATGCGTTCAAAATCAGCACGAATTCTTGATAGAGGCCAAGGGTCCTTTTTAATATTGGCTTTGCTGTCTGCCAGTTTTATTCGATACAATTCTGACCAAGGTATATCACGATCAGAAAGCTTCTTTAGAGTTCGTCTGGCTGCTTTTGGTGATGCAAAGTTATTCATGTGCATTCGTGTTAAAGAAGAGATAAACTCTATCTCTTTATTGCTGAACTTGAGTTCAGCTAGCTCTCTTTCAAGAATATCACGACCAACTTTATCATGACCTTTGAATCTCAAGTCTTTGGTCTTTGGGTTCCAACTCGCAGCCTTTGGCTTGCCAACATCATGTAGATATCCAGCTAACTTGGTAAGAGGATATTTGGTTGAGATTGAATCTCCACAGATGTAACTGTGTGTGATGATGCTTTCCCAGTGGTGTCTTCCATGTAAATCACCGAATTCATACATACAATCGATACTCGGCAACACATGTATTAAAGCATCAATCTCTCTCAGTGCATTGAAGAAAGCTGAAGCGATTCGAATCTTCATAGCTTTCATAATTTCGCCTCGAATTCTTTCTCTTGCAACATGAGTTCTTACAAGGTCAGCATTTTTTCTCAGTGCCTCTCTTGTTTCTGTTTCAAATACACCATCGATTGAAGCAAGAAAGCGACATGCACGAATAATACGGTTGGGGTCTTCAAAGATTCTTTCATTTGGGTCTCCCACGAATTTAATCTGTCTTTTTTTCAGGTCGTCTTTTCCACCATGCGGGTCAACTACCTCACCTGTGAATTGACAGAACGCCATTGCGTTAATCGTTAAATCTCTGCGAGATAAATCCTCAAAAATATTATTTGCATATGTCACTGTTACACATTTGTCGCTCAACCCCTCGTATCTATCTTTACGAAAAGTGGCTACCTCTATTCCATCAACAAAGGTGACTTTAAAGTATGTACCGGCTGTTACAATTTTATGACCTCCAAATAACTCAATGATTTCTTCAGGTTTTGCTGATGTTGCAATGTCTTCGTCATGTGGATTTTTGCCGATCAAAAAATCACGCACCGCACCTCCAACGATGTATGTATCATACCCATTTTCACACAGCCGCTTTACAATATATTCTGGTGTCGCTTTCAAATATTCACCTCCTCTCAAAAAATAAAATGAAAATTGTTATTTATAATTAATATATATAATTCTGTTCCAAATAAGATACAAACCGAGAACAAAATATAAAACTTGATTCGGGTACGGTTTAATGAGCATTGATAAATATCTTCAGAGAATTCAGAAAGATGAGTCTATATTTCCAATGGACTCCCCGCACCACGATCCAACTCGTCGTCGAAAAAAAATCATGAGAGGAAAACGCGAAGTTATGGCTGAACAGAAAACTTCACCGAAACGTGTGATGATTGATTTTGATAGAACAATTCATAAGTACTCAGAGGGGTGGAAAGATGGTTCGATCTATGATGCGCCTTTTGAAGGGGCAAAGGAAGGAGTCCAGTGGTTCAGAGATCAGGGATATCAAATTGTCATATTCACTGCGCGTGTCGCCAAAGGTGAAAATGATGATTATGCAGAACAAGAACAAGCAGTTAAAGCGTACTTAAAAAAGTATGAAATACCATTTGATATGATTACAGCTGAGAAATTGGCTGCTGAATTTTATATAGATGATAGAGCTGTCTATATACCGAATGGTAATTGGGACTACGTAATAAGCGAAGTTCAACAAAGGTTATCTAAGAGTGGCTGATTCTAAAAAATCAGCTCAGGAGGAATAAGGTAATGAAAAATTCATTTGCTGAATTAGGTGTCAATATTTTGACAAGAAAATTCGGTGGTACTACAGTTGGTGTGGCAGACCCATATGTAACTGGTTATCATTTTATCTGGTTTGATAAATTACCGCCTGGATTAACAACATATACAAGCGAAGGTATCAGTGGGCTGGCTGAACTTGGAAATATCAAGAAAGTTCTTGCCGCGTCATGTCTTTCTGTAACGCCTCCGGGTGGTACGCTAAACAAGGTTGAGTTCACTGGACTAGGTGGTGTTAAATGGGCAGTTCCGGGTAATGTAGACTATGGTAACACCGTTTCAGTTAAATTTCTAGAATTTAACAAAACACCTATTCTGGATATCATGCACGGATGGGTAAAATTGATCAGAGACTCTCGTACTGGTATTACTGATCTAGTCGATGATGAACAAGGTACTGGCTATACTAAAGCCACTTATGCTGGGTTGATGTATTACTGGACAACAGCACCAGATGCTAGAACAGTGGAATATTACGCATGTTATGATGGTGTATTTCCATCAAAAGACCCACAAGATTTGTTTACCAGCGATGTCGAAACTGTTGGTAGACTTGATCTAGAAATTGAATTTAACGTTGACTATATTTGGCATGAAGCTTGGGTGAAAAGTAAGTGTGATCAATTTGCAGCTACATTTGCAGATGCTATTGATGAAGTTAAAAACATCGGCCCAAGACAGTCACAATAATTAACACACGGAGGCATAATGTAATGAAAGTTACTCGTGAAATAATGCAAACTTTGCTTTATGATATTTTGAGAGAATCTAAACTTTCAAAAGATGCAAAAATTCAACTTGGTTTGTTTGTTAAAGAAGCAGATGCAGCTCAGCTTAAAGCGTTGTTTCTTGATGGAGAAATGGTTGCGTTGGATGAACAGGCTGCTGCTATCGTAGATCAGAGAATGGAAAATCGTTTAAAGAAAGACGAGCATCTAAGAGAAATCTTTGAGTTTGCTGGAGTCTTAAATTCTCTTGATAATAAGATGATTGCAGATTATAAAGTCTGTAAAAAAGAGAAGTGTCATAAACAAGGTATTCTTGGTGCCGCTAGAACATATTGCACCAATGCGTGTTGGGTAAAAGTTCTAGATTCTTCACAAAGAGCGCTGAAGTCTTTGATGAATCGTTGTAACAATGCGCGTAACCCAGAAAAATGTAAAGAAAGAGTCAACAAAACTATTGCTCGTCACAAAGCTGCTCAGGCTAAATACCAAGAAAAAGCAAACAAAGCAAAGTCACAAATGGCAAAATAATGAATCAATTGGAGAGTTATCTTTTAAAGATTCAAGACGATAGAGTTGCCGAAGGCATCGGTCAAGTTGCTTATGTCGTGACCGGTGCGATTATACTTAAAAAAGCTTTAAAGACAGCTCGTTCTATATATCGCAAAATTAAAAACAATGCCACATTGAGAAAATACTGTAAGGATAAAAAAGGTTACGAGAAAGAGGTTTGTAAATCGAAAATAAAAGCAAAAGCTTGGGCAGCATATAAAAAAGAAGTAAAGAAATGGATGGCCCAATGCAGTGAAGCATATGACGCTCAGAAATGTCGTAAAAAATTTGAAGTTGCTCTTAATAAGGTAGATGACATGATTATGAAAGAGCGAGAGAGAATGTCTCGTCTCGCTCAAAAATATCAATAGAAAGGGAAGGGAAAGGAGATCAAGAAATGGCTTTCAAAGGTTTTAATGTACAATATCCCGAGTACGAGGTTCTAACACCTCAAACAAAACTCTCATTCACTGTCAGATCATTGAACGTGTCTGAGGAAGAAAAACTGAAGGGGAGTTTGGTAACCCCCGTAAAAATTGCTGATCATTTAAATAAATGTCTTTTTGATGCACTTATTAAAAAACCAAAAGAGATCGAAGATTATGATACATTCTTAAAAAGTGTAACGTTGAAAGATCGGGACGCTCTGCTTTACGGTCTTTATCATATCACTTACGAAGACATTCGAAACTATCAAGTTACTTGCACACAATGTGCTAAAGAATACCCCATTACAATCAAAGCATCGGAAACATTCAATTTTAATGCATACCCAGCAGACAACATTTTAGCAAATAAGATTGGTATAGAACTCCCCGTAACAAAAGGGGTTATTGCTTATATCAAGCAACCAACCTTATTTGATGAAATCAAAGTTATTCGTGAACTTGCTTCTCGTCCTGGTTCAGCAATCGAATTGATCACAGAAACTTTAATCGTTGATCGGTTTGAACAGGACAGAGAGAACAGTAAAGAGCCTCTTGTTTATAAAGCACGAGAAGATGTATATGATGCATATATGTCTCTCCCCGCTCGTGACAAGAGACTTATTTTTAACAAATATGAAGAAGAATTTGGTCGATATGGCATTGAACTCAAGATGAGAAGTCATTGCAGTAGTTGTGGTAATGACGATATGTACAATATCGATCTAGCCGAACAGTTTTTTCGTTCATTGTACTCAGCCTAACGAAGTTACTTCATTTCGTAAGACATTGGACCAAGATGTTTTTGCAGCAATGGAAATGAGCAAACAGCCTTGGGCTATGATTATGATAATGCCAGTTAAAAAGCTTCAAGACTATCTTAAATGGAAGGCTGAGTACGAAGAGGAAAAACGGAAAAAGATAGAAGAGGAGCAAGAAAAAATTAAATGGAAATTTAAAAAATAATGGCAAATCTTTTAGATCGTTTTAACAAAACCGTTAAAGGTGCTCGTGGTAGAATATCAGATTTTAAAAGCACCATTTCTGCAAGTGGGGATTTTACGAGGATCACCGACCTAGAGGTTATTCTTAATTCGTGGAATAACATTTTATTGACACCAACAAGAACTTACATGTGGGATCCAGATTACGGGAGCGATCTTTACAAAATGGTTTTCGAACCAGCAGATGCACAAACACAAGAGAGGATCAAGGAAGAGGTCGAAGATAAACTATCAAGATATGATGACAGAGCAGTTATAAATAGTGTTGAAGTCACATTTCTTAGAAATAGAAAAGGATTTAATGTAGCCATTGACGTATCTTATCGTGGTACTACTGGTGAGTTAAAAGTTACATTTGACCAAGATCAATACACATCTTTTTTGGAGGCAGTATAAGAGGCTAGCATGAGTTATCAAGATGAGTTAAAATTATTTGGAGAATCATGTCGAAGTTATCTGCTAAACGCTGCTATCAAAAGCTCTGTGCTCAAAGATAAGCTGACATTTAGACAGCACATTAAAATTTGTAATGATATTCAAAAATTAAGTGGTGAAGAAGCAATTGAGCTTTTGTTAGGTGAGGGTATTCGAGAGTTTGAGGGTGTTTTTAGAAAGTTTTTAAAATACACGTTCGCAGTTATAGCAGCTGGTGCAGCTGGACCCGCAGCACCTTTTCTTGGTCCATTTGTTTTATATCACTGGAGGAAGTTAAACGACCAATGTTATCGTAGATGCTTTGGGCAATTCGGTCGTGGCATTCACCGAAAAGTCTGTAAATATGAATGTCAATTGAAATCTTCTCAACAAATTGCTAGAAGGCTACGCTCTGAGTTTACTAAGTGTAATCAACTTGAAGATAAGAAAGCTCAGAAGTGTGAAAAGAAATTAAGAAGAGAATTGGTGAAATGGGAAAAGAAAGTTCAGCAACAGAGAACTAGATTAGAAAAAGCAAGAAATGAGCTTGAAGAGAAAGAAAGAAAAGCTAAAGAAAAAGAGCTTGCCAAGAGAGCTAAAAAGATGGCAAAGAAGAGAGTTGCATTTGAAGAATCTGTGTCTGTAGAGAGAGAAATTGTTTTAAAAGTTATTAAGAACAGCTCTTTAATACGTGAACGTCTATCTTTTATAGAACATCTAAAGTTTTACAATGCTGTTAAAACTTTGGATGAAAACAAGATAAGTATTTTATTTAAAACCCTTTTTGAAGCAGATGAAGCGCCAACTGTTGAGCCGCCAAAAACGAACCCAAAAACAGATCGGTATATTAGAGCTGCTTTGTATCTTGGTCTTTGGGTTGTTCCGGTTCCTTTCTTCAATGATGTTGTAAACTATATTATTAAGAAACACGATTTCGAATGTATGAGAAAATGTGTAACAAAAGCTGATAGATCGTTTTGTTATAATCAGTGCCGATATCTTGGAAGAAAATACGCGGTTAAATTTTTAAATGGTCAGTTGCAAAAATGTAAAAAAGCTAAAAGTCCATTTAAGTGCAAAAAGAAAGTTTTGAGTCTTCTAGAGGATTGGAGACAAAGAGAAGTCGAAGCAAGACATAAATATGAAGAATCTCTGAAAAAAAGGTTAAGAAAAATTAAAGCCGCACAAGCAGCGAGGGATTAATGTCTTATATTCAATATTATAGAAGGTTGTATGAATACGTTCATGAGTATCAGAAATTGGTTCATGAGGTTTATGCGGATCATGTTGTTCGTTATCTTGTAACCTATTATAATATTAATAAAGATGAAACGATCTGGGAAGATGAAAAGATTTTTGGTGGTGCTTATCATGATGTTCGTGATTTAACAGGAATTAAATGGGATAAAATATTGTTGCTACCTGTCTACTTTCCAGAAGATATCACATCTCCGTTTGATGGGCAAGATGTTGGTTATATTAAAGACAATCAAACAACTATTGTCTTTCCAAGCACCTATGGTATCATACCTTATCCGGGAGATATGATAAAACTAGAGCAAGAGTATTTGAGGCCAAACAGGGATATATATCCAATTTTTAGAGTAGAGGGTGTTGAAATATCAACCAATACTGATAGAAGGTATTGGAAGATGACTATAAGAAATTTTCAAAGTAGAGACACTCAGGAACTTGAGGATCAGGTTGCTAGAACATTAGCTTATTCAGAGTATGACAAAAAAATTCATACTCTATCAGATTCTCAATTTATCTCTCGTCTTTTGTCAAAACATGAAGATTTAAGATCATGTTTAAAATCAAAATTTGATAGTAATTCTGGATTCTACTTTGTGTAAGGAAATTTAATAATGGCATTATCTGATCAAATATATCTATCAAGAGATAGCATTAGAGTACAAATTGCTAATCTAGCGAAACAGTATCTAGAACTAGAAAGTGTCGATCTTACGAAATCATCTTTTCTGAGCTTTATGATTGATGCGTTTTCTACGTTAACAACGAATCTCCTTTTTTATCAGGTATCAACATATCGTGAGTTTTTCCTTACAACAGCACAGCTTCCAGAGTCGGTTTTAAATCTTTCAGCATTTCTTGGGTATAATACTCAAGAGGCTCAATATTCAGTTGTCAGTGTTCTTCTAACCATACCTTTAGAATTCAGTAGCTCATCTGTAACCTTTACGATACCTTCTGGTCATAAATTTAAGACAGCTGATCAGATAGAGTTTTTGACATACTACACAACAACGGTTGAAATAACAAATAACTCAATTGTTTCTGTTATTGTTCAAGAAGGAAATAGAAGATTTAATCTATCTGTTAATATAGCAAATGGTGAAGCTCAATTTGTTCTGCCTGTTCGTCAGCTGAAGTTGGTAGAACAAGAGTTTCAGGTTGACCAAGATGTTCAGGAGTTTCAATTTGTAACCATCGATGTTCCAATCGATGGACAAGTTTCTACAATGACTGTTGAAGTTAGAGAGCCAGATGGTTCTGCTTGGACAACGTGGACAGAGTTCAATAGTTTATATTTGATGACAAGTACTGATACTGGTTATGTTTCAAGAAGAACAGATTTTGGAAGGCGCTTGTTTTTTGGTAATGATTTAATAGGTGTACAGCCTACACCGGGAGCTACAGTTCGTGTTATAGCTGGTGTGACAGAAGGTGCTGATGGAAACGTTATAGCATCTACCATTACAAGTGGAGATAGAATTTATACAACTACTGGTTCTGGTGTTACACAGGTTGTGAATTATACAGCAACAAACGCAGCTCCGGCTACTGGTGGTGAAGATGAAGAATCTATTGACGAAATTAGATCAAATTCAATCGCATCTATCACAGCTTTAAATCGTCTAGTCACAGAAGGCGATTATGAAAACTTAGATGTTGTTTTAACTGACTCTCCATTTGCTTCAAACTCACTGCCAGTTTTGAAAAGATCAGATATTAAGATCAATGAAATTCAAATTTTTACAAGCCTTCTTTATGGTGCAGAAACCGAGCCTGTTGAAAATCTGGTCCCAACTCGAAATGTAACATATACCATCCCTAACTCAACAACATTCATACCACGAGGTACTGAAATTACCTATGGTAGTGATACATACTATACTGTTTTCGACATGAGTATTAACTTGTTGAATTCAGCGGCGTTTTACGAATATGTCGTTTTGGATTTAGCAGTAAGCCCCACATTACAAACAAGCTACACATCAACATTTGATATTATTGCAACACAACTGAGAATTACAAAAAGTGGGTCTGGTGTTACATTTTCATTGCAGTATCAATCGACAGAATCGAATGCAGATCAGGCTACCTGTCAGCTTCGAAATGAGGGAACTGGTTCGGTCAAGGCAATGACTAACGATTCTTCAGCAAGTGTCTTCACATATACCTTTGATCCATATACGAATTTTCCAAAGAATGAACAGGACCTTGTTTTTCGAATCACCGATCCGTCTTCAGTTATAGTTTCTGACTATGCGGTTTCCGTAACTGTTCGCCGTGATCTAGATGAGTTCATGCTTTCGAACACAGCTACAGCATCAGATGGTAGTAGTATAATCATTTATGATATACCAGTAATAGAGAAAAACTATTATGATGGTGTTGATAAAGCGGTTTTTGAAGCGAATGTTCTTCAAGCTATTGTACAGACAACTATAACT